TATCTACACAAAGCCGGAGTTGCTCAGTGTCGCTCAAATGGAAAAAGCTCTAAAGACAGAATCGTTAGACATGACGAGTCTGATTAAAGTCAGCTATGGCAGCCCGACTATTGCCACTGAAAGTGATAAGCGTTCAGCCATAGACAAGGCCCAATCTGCAAAAAAGGACTTCTCTTGAAAAAACCTCACGCTCCTGCGGTGCGTGAATTACTGCAGTCAAACCCAGAAGGAATGACTGTCGGTCAACTCCACACGTTTTTACCACAAATAAGCAACTTAAACACTCTGCGCAAAGTCTTAGAGGAGAGAATGCCAGATGTGTACATTGACCGCTGGATTGCAGGACCTAGGGGTCAATACGAAGCCGTGTGGGTTGCAGTTAAAGTGCCTGCCCATTGCCCATACCCAACTGACAGGTATAAGCCTGAAACTAGATGGGCAAAAATAAACGAAAATAAATGCGTTGAGCATCAAAAAGAGGTTGTACAATGCAATCACGGCAATATCGCCGTAATAATGCTACCTAGAATTAGATAGCTACTCAATGTTGTAAAGGTTTATCATGGCACACGAACTCGACTTCTCTAACGATCAAGCAAACGTCGCAATGGTCAAAAAAGGTGCTTGGCACGGACTTGGCCAAATTTTAGAAGCAGGTCAACCTATTGATGTATGGGCTAAAGCCGCAGGACTGGCCCATATAGTCAAGCGCTCCCCGGTTAATTACATTGCTGACAACGGCCAGATGCTTAAGCACAATGGCAAAAACGTCCTATATCGTTCAGACACGTTTGCACCTCTTGGCGTAGTCAGCGACGAATACAACATCGTCCAACCTGCAGATGTTTTGGACTTCTTTGCTAAGCTCGCAGAAAACAATAACTTTGAGCTTGAAACTGCAGGCAGCCTTTCTGGAGGCAAGCGCGTCTGGGCAATGGCTAAAGTCAATGATGGAGCTACCATAATTGGCCAGGACGTGGTCAAACCTTACGTTCTACTGGCTACATCATACGACGGCACTTTAGCCACCACGGCGCGTTTTACAAGCGTACGCGTTGTTTGTAGTAATACTCTAGGCTACGCTTCTGCAGAATCCGGCGACACAGTGCGTATCAATCACTCTAAGGAATTCAACGCTAAGGACACAGCCTTGGATCTTGGCATTGCTTTGAATGGGTTTGACAAATTTCTTATTGATTCCCGCCGCCTTGCACAAAAGCAAGTCAATAGCACTTTTGCTGTTCAGTTCCTTAAGACTCTTTTACCGGTATCCATGACGACCACTTTAGTCAATGGTGTTAAGAAGCAAGAAGTGACTCCTATCGAAAAGACCAAAGCATTCAAGTCCATCATGGCTTTGTTCAACGGTCAAGCACTCGGCAATGAGTTGACAGAAGCAGAAGGTACAGCTTGGGGACTGCTCAATGCCGTTACTGAGCATGTAGATCATAGTCTGAACCAGAATGCAGCATGGTTTGGTTATGGCAATACGCTCAAGAACAAAGCCCGTGACTTGCTGATTGAGGTCACTGCATAAATAAACGCAAAATAGTTGTACGGCACCTCAAAAGGTGTTGTACAATTACTCCACACCAATCTCGGTGTCTTAATGTTGTAAAGGTATATCATGACTAAATTGAATGCAATCCAAAAGCATATCCTCAAGATCGCTGTCGCTCATGCTGAAAAGTATGAAGTTGACCAGCCTATCACGGTACTGAGCGAAAGATCAATGGAATACGTTGACGAATTTGCAGCAGCTCAACGTAAATACTTCAAAGCAATGAACGAACTCGTAACGTGTAGTCTCATTACGCGTAAAAATGACGGCTTTGCCTATATCACGCACTATGGTCGTGTGCGTGAAGCTTTAGCAGCCTAACATGCACTGTCTTGTGTGTTTGACAGGCCGGAAAGACGGTCATTTTCGTCAATGTTTTAAGGACTAAAAATGTCAAAATTGGTTACCCCTGAATTTCGCGGATCTTTTGTGCACTTGCTTGAACCTCACGCAATCAAAGGCGTGGAGAATGCCAAAGCGCGTTATCAAATCACTATTCCTATCAAAAAGGCCGATCCTTTCTGGACACAACTCAATAAGTTGATTGAAGAGACAGCTAAGGCTAAGTGGGGCAAGATCCCTCCAAAGATGAAAAATCCCATTAAAGATGGTGATGAGGAAGAACGCCCCGAACTAGCCGGTTGCTACAGCGTTCAAGCAACATCAAACAATAAGCCAGGCATTGTTGACGTCTCATTGAATCCTGTCATGGATGCCAATGAAATCTATAGCGGTGCTTACTACCGTGCTTCGATTCGTGCATACGCCTGGGACCACCCAACTGGTGGTAAAGGTGTGTCCATTGCTTTGGACAATGTAATGAAGGTCAAAGATGGTGAAGCATTTAGTGGCAAAGTGGATGCTGCTGCAGATTTTGCAGATTTTGCTCAAGCCGATGCAGACATGCTGGGCTAAGTAACTCTGATCCTCTAGGGGTTCCTGGGGGAGGCCAATCAGAGAAGCTAGTGCAGGCTTTGTGCATCTATCGGGAGCGTAGCCCGTCCAAACGTGTTGTACAATACAACTCTCAATCAATACGAATAGGTGGATTATGGAAAGCCGAATTATGGGCCTTGTAAAGGCCATGCACGAAAAGTTTGGTTTAGACAACCAAACAGGCCCAAAGCTACTCGATCAGGACGAGTTCGACTTTAGGGTCACAGCTATGCAAGAGGAACTTGACGAATATAAGAGCGCAACAAATCTTATCGACCAATACGACGCATTGCTAGATCTAATTGTTTTTGCAGTTGGCACGCTTGAACGTCAAGGCCTTCCTTTGCTAAAAGGCTTTGAAATAGTTATGGCTGCCAATTGCGCTAAAGAACTTGGTCAAAATGGGGTTAAACGGGGTGGCTTTAAGCGTGACCTAGTCAAACCACCAGGATGGCAGTCCCCAGAGCCTAAGCTGAGGGTTGTGATCAGCAAACAAATTGGTAAAAATTATTCCTCTGAAGGGTCAGTTCAACCCGCCCCATCTTCTGACGGCAACATTCAGCCGGGCTTTGCACCTAAGTTTGATGCCACTAAAGTTCGCGTAGATTTACTACCTATCGGCCCGATGCTCCAAATTGCTAATGTGTTTGGCTTTGGAGCCAAAAAGTACTTTGCCAATTCATACCGTCAAGGCGAGACCGTGGTTTGGTCGCGTACATATGGGTCCATCATGCGTCACATGATGTCATTCTGGAATGGTGAGGACACTGACCCAGAATCTGGATTGCCCCACCTTGCCCACGCTGGCACCCAGTTGATGATTCTCATGGAACACGTCAAAAACAATCAAGACAAAGATGATCGTTTTGTAAGGGGCCAATCATGAACGTTCAAGATATACGGGATTTGTTGAAGTCAATGGTTCCTGATGAGTCAGGAATGCTTGAGATCATCAGCGCCTCATTCATTGCTGACGAACCTTACATTTTCGGTGAAGTGAATGAGGAGTGGAACGCTAGAGAGCTGCGCTGGTATATGAGTCAATCATTAAATGTCAATGACATCGCCCCTCCTGTGCCTTCGATATGGCAACAAGTTGCAAGCTCAAAAGGCCGTATCAACAGCAACTACGGTTGGTGCATTTTCAGTCAACAAAACGGATACCAATTCCATAAAGCTATTGACGCATTGGTTGCTAATAAGGCTAGTCGGCAAGCGGTCATGGTCTACATTCGACCGTCAATGCACGAAGATAGCAAAGTTGATGGCATGAAAGACTTCATGTGCACGTACAGTACACAACTACTGATTCGTGATAACCAGCTACACCATGTTGTCAATATGCGTAGCAATGACGCAATCTATGGGTATAAGGGTGACTACTTTTGGCAAAATACAGTGTTCGACTTTGCTTTGACGAGGCTGCAAGAAACTTACCCAGAACTAACTAAAGGCAATTTGTACTGGAACGCCGGCTCTCTGCACGTGTATCCTCGTCATAGGAGCTTAGTCAAATGATTTACAACCCATTTGCGCCTATTCCTGTTCGCCACAAATCGCATGTGCGCGGATGGGCAATGCACTGGTCTGAGTGTTTAGGGGTTCAAATTTTAAGGCATGACGAACCATTAACAAGCCAAGTCCTTTATCTTGAGCATGGCGTCAACTTTGGGGGCACTCTTAATTTATTCGGCGGCGTTGACCTGAAACTTGTAGACCGCCTTGAAGCCTTAGCAAACTACACAGGCGAGTTAGTCAGCCTCGATGTGCCTATGCCAGGCTATGCTGACCAGCTCAGCAAGAGGATTGGTCAAAACACCTGCTCAAGCAGGTTGACAAAAGATTTGATTGCAGCATTAGACTCTAGGTTGAAAAACTCGACAACATTAACCCAGGCAGACTTAAAGCGATCTAATGTCACTATCGGGGACAGCCATTCAACCGCATTTGCCCCTAAGGATTCTAGTGTTTTGCGCACTAACGGCCTTACTTTGCACGGTGCACTGGCAAGAGGTCATTTTGTTGAACAAATAGACCGCTTGGTTCATGCCCCAACACGTTTAACTTTGGTATGTGGATCAATAGACATTCGGCACCATATAGGCCGCCAGGCGCGCCCTGAGCAAGCTATACAGGACTTGTGTGATACCTACTCAGACCTAGTCGACTTTTTAGTTAGCGAATTTGGCATTGAAGTTGAAGTTGCTGCCCCTGTACCCGTAGAATGGGAAGGTCGCAAAATACCTAAAACAGGTTTCTACAAAGACAGTCCATTTTCAGGCACACTAGCACAACGTCAAGAATGGACTCAGCTGTTCATAGACAAAATGGGTTGCCATTCAGTGGTTAGCCCGCCGAGCGAGTGGTACACCATGGACCCTGAGATTTACGCTGATACATACATGGAGCTCAACTCATCGGTTCATATTGCCCCGTTATTCTATCGCCGCTTTGATTGGGGTTCACTATGAGCCTATTCACAATCACAAACGACAAGTCCAATAAGGATATTCCTGCAGGCATGGATCTTGGCCAAACGGCAACCCACTATAGGGCGATGCGCGAAGGCTTCAAATCTAGACTGTCAAAGCCGATAGTTCAGGCTTATGAGAAAAAGTGGGTGTTTAGAGGCGACGCTAGCGCTAGTAGTCTTAAAGGCTATGGCGCAGAACAGCTAATTGCGGAGTGTGAGGAAGAGGTATTGGTCTATTGTGCTCCTAGGGTTGGCATGGCTATGGACGCAATTGCAACACTTGCAAAAATGTATGGCAAAAAGTGTGTATTTTTTTGCCCTGCCTCAAGTGAGGCGTCTATGCACCAAAAGGCGCTGCTAGACTATGGGGCAGACTTGCGATTTATAAAGATCGCGGCCATGCCTACACTAAACTCTTATGCCAAAAAGTGGGCAGAAGCAAATGGCGCAAAGTACTTGCCATTCGGCCTGGCTAAAACCCCTTCAGTCACCGCCGGGATCATAAACCTGGCCGACCAAATTAAAGCGCAAATTGGCAAGGAACCTACAGAGATATGGATGTCAGTGTCTACAGGAACAGCTATACGTGCATTGCAAATTGCCTGGCCAAATGCTGCGTGTAAAGGTGTAGTGGTTGCTCGCAACATGCATGAGGGTGAAATTGGAAACGCGCTACTCTGGTCTGCGTCAACCGCTTTCTTAAAAGATGTGCCATTGAGTCAGCGCCCACCGTTTCCGTCAACATCAAACTATGACGCTAAGTGTTGGCAAGATTTTGACAATTTTGCTGCTCCAGGCGCCATATTCATCAACGTTGGCACTGACGAGAAGGTGCTTGAAATGTATAAACGGGTAGAGCGTATCAAGTTGATTAGTCAAAGGTCATGGGGAGATATGGGCGATTTGCACCGAGGACTTTAATGAAAGAATTTTATGTTTATATTCACCGCCGTGCAACAACAGGGGAGATTTTTTATATAGGCAAAGGTACTGACGGTCGAGCCCGACTTGAAGGTCGGAATAGGCACTGGATCAATATCGTTAAAAAACACGGGTATAGTGTTGAATTTGTACAAATTGGTTTACAGGAATGGTACGCCTTTGAACTTGAAATTGAACTCATTGCGTTATACGGCCGCAGAGACTTAGGTTTGGGCCCACTAGTCAACATGACCGATGGAGGGGAAGGAATATGCGGTTATGAACATACCCAAGAATCGCGAGAAAAAATAGCGTTAACATCTAAGGGCCGGCGTCTAACAAATGAGGCACGTAAAAAAATATCGAAAGCTCTAGCTGATCCAATAAAAAAAGAACTTAGATCTAAAGCAATATCAGAATCAAAAAAGAACAAACCTATGTCTAACAAAAATTTGTCCGCGCTTAAAAGTTATTGGGACGATGATGTCAATCGCCAAAAACTTTCAAATAAAATGTGCGAATGGTGGGCAAAAAGAAAGTCGCTATGAGAATAGAGACTACTCGATACTATGATGAGATGGTTCGTTATGCCGGCATGGCCAAGGTGCAGCAACTCGAGTGCAACCTAGGAGTCATTCCACACATGAAGTGCCGAGTTCAGGATGATCTAATGCGGCATGTTGAACTCTACGATGTAGTCAATCGTAAGTACGCAGGCTTCACACAAATCATCTTAGACCTTTGGTATAACACGTCGCCAGACCACCCATACGCGCACAAACTACACGATGTTAGAAAGCCGATTTGCAAGTCATTTGAAGGTGTAGAAAACGAATGGAACTTGGCTGAGTGGCTGTACGTGTTTATTGCCCACCGAGTTACAGGTAGTGGCATCAACTACGCCAAAAAGCCAAGTGGTTATAACAACACGATCTTGCCGAAGTTTGCTTCTTGCAACACAATCACACAAATGGTTCAAGTTGTTAAGTCTAAACCATGCGCCATGTATACTTCAGTTGGCTATCAATTCCCAGCATTCCCTAAGCCGGTCGACTACTTCCTTTGTGAATTTGCGCCCCAGCTTGCGAGAGACCTAGCAGAATGGTTGAACGCAGGTCAAAAGAGGGACTTGCGCGACATTGGCGAATGGATGTTTGCTTGGAACAAAGCCCAAGGCCTTCGCGCATACAAATTCCAGTACGCTGCAGTTGTGAGTGACATTGCCGACTTTTTTCCACAATACGCCAACTTGCATAGCCCATTCTTTTATGGGACCAACGCCCGTGAGTGCTTGAAGTACGCAGCAATCCCATTGTCTAAGGGCAATGAACAGGACTTTTTAGACGAAGTCACAATGAAATTTTGTAATGACGTTGGCGCTACTGCCTATGATGGGGAAGATATTTTCTGTGATGGCATTCGCTGGATAGAAAACTATGTTCGACCAGGTCATGACTACGATCACGTTAATCGAGACGCAGTCTGGAATAGCAGCACCATTGTCGATCATCCATTTGGTCGTCAAAAAGCCATGCTAGAACACGGATTGATCAAATCATTTAACGACATTAACGTCCATCCATCGGATGACTACGTACTTAAACAGGTAGGAATGGGTGTTGACCAATACAAGCTCATAGTTCATGGCTTGGACTGACAAAAGGGGCCGCATCGTTTGTGACTGTGGCGGCTATAATTTTCCACATCGCAAAGGATCTAGGCATTGCCAAAGCCACCCAATGGCCATCTATTGGTCAGTCATTCGGCAAGGTGGTGACCATATAGACGCTATCATTGAGTACATCTGGGAAGGTGAACACAAACCTACAAATGGGCCGTGTCCTTTTTAACATTCAAAACCATTGTACAATTAAAATTATGACAAGACCTACTCTAGACCAAACGTACATGGAGGTTGCCAGGGCATTTGCCAAACGTGCAACCTGTAGTCGCCGTCAAGTTGGAGCCGTGATCACAGGCAACGGCTACATACTATCCAGCGGCTACAACGGATCTTACCCTGGATCAGCCCATTGCATTGATTCTCCATGTGCAGGGTCTAATTTGCCAAGCGGCACCGGTCTAGATAGTTGTATGAGCGCGCATGCAGAGCAGAACGCAATCGCCCGCTTAAAAGACGTTGAAGGTGCCGACACACTCTATTGCACAACGGCACCGTGCATTAGCTGCACTAAACTAGCTTTGTGCACAGGCATAAAACGCATAGTAGCTGACCAAGATTATCCTCAAAGCGGTAAGGATTTGTGGCTCTCTGCAGGCAGAGCGTGGAGCAATTATGCGAACTAAGGCAGTGCTAGACATAGAGTGCTACACAAACTACTTCCTAATAGCAATAAAGTCCATTACTACCGGTAAGCACGCATTTTTCGAGAAGTCTGAGTGGGCTCACTTTGATCCAGAACAACTTAAAGGCTTATTAGGTAAGTACACAATTGTCACTTTTAATGGCAATCGATATGACATGCTTTTACTTAAAGGTGCCTTAGCCGGACTTGATCCCACTAAGCTAAGGGCCATCTCTGACGACATTATCATCAACGATATGCGGTCTTGGGATGTCGAGTCAAAGTACAACTTGCCTAAATACCAGTACATTGACCACATCGATCTTATTGAGGTTGCTCCAGGCAAAGCTAGCTTGAAGATTTATGGTGGCCGACTGCACAGTAAACGTATGCAGGACTTGCCTATTGACCCTTCAGCAACCATTAAGTCGCATGAAAGGGAGCTACTTAGCTCGTACTGTTTGAATGACCTGACCACAACAATCGACCTATTCAACCGACTCAAAGAACCCATTGAACTTCGTGAGCAAATGGGCAAGGAGTATGGTCTAGACTTACGATCAAAGTCAGATGCACAAATTGCCGAGGCGGTCATTAAGAAGCAGATTGAAACTATAAAGGGTGGCCGGGTTTACCGGCCCGATTTGTCTAAAGACTTTTCATTTAACTATACACCTCCATCATTCATAAAGTTCAATCGACCTGAACTCAAGGCGGCCCTTGAGGTTTTTAGAACCAGGCCGTTTACACTGGATGAAAAAGGCGATGTTGCTGAACCGAAAGAAGTAGGAGAACTAAAGATCAAAATTGGGTCTAGTTCCTACCAATTAGGAATTGGCGGGATACATTCTTGTGAAAAGAAAGTCCACTATGTTGCCGATTCCAACTATTTATTGGTTGACCGTGATGTGACTAGCTATTATCCCAACATAATTCTTAGTCAGCGGCTTTACCCAAAACACATTGGTCCTGACTTCCTTACAGTCTACAAAGCTCTAGTGGATAAGAGGGTAAAGGCTAAGCGCGAAGGTGACAAAGTAACTAACGAGTCACTTAAGGTTACGATCAATGGAAGCTTTGGCAAATTTGGTAGTAGGTGGTCTGCGCTATACGGCCCAAACCTTTTGATTCAAACCACGGTGACCGGACAGCTGTCCTTGCTCATGTTAATAGAGGCCCTTGAAGATTCAAGCATTAGCGTTGTGAGTGCAAACACAGATGGCATAGTGATCTATTGCCACAAGCGCAACCAAGCGGCATTGGGTCAAATAATAGCTGAATGGGAACAGGCAACCGGGTTCAACACAGAAGAGACCCACTATAGTGCCATTTATTGTCGTGACATCAACAACTATTTGGCTTTAAAGCCTGATGGCACGTACAAAGCTAAGGGTACCTATGCAGATGCTGAACTGTCCAAAACCCCTACAGCTCAAATCTGCACTCAAGCCGTTGTTGACTACTTACAGCTTGACATACCAATCGCCACAACCATTCATGTTTGCCAGGACATTCGGCAGTTTGTGTCGGTCAGGTCCGTAACCGGAGGAGCTGTTAAGGGGGACAAATACCTTGGCAAAGCGGTACGTTGGTACTATGCAAAAGGCGAATCAGGCAGTATAAATTACAAAAAGAATGGCAACAAAGTGGCAATGACTGATGGTGCAAAGCCCCTTATGGAACTTCCTGATGCATTTCCAACAGACATAGACTATGAATGGTACCTAAATAAAGCCACATCGATACTCAAAGATTTGGGCATAAGCGCAAAATAGTTGTATAGGAACACAAAATAGTTGTATAGGAACACAAAATAGTTGTATAGGAACACAAAAGGTTGTACAATACAACCACGGCAACATCGCCGTATTAATGTTGTAAAGGTTTATTATGAAAGATTGGCAAGACCAGGTGGTTGTTACAGGGTGCGTTGTAATAGCTTTGGCATTTGTTTTATTCGTTTTGACAGGAGTCATCAAATGAACATCAAAGAAGAACTACGCAGCGCGTTCCGCGCACTCACGCCCTTGGAGATGGCATCCAAGGAACTCATCGAAGCTCAGCGCAGCCTGCTGGAGAGCGAGTCCGCAGTCGAGTACGCACAGTCAGTAGTGGCTTACAACGTGAGCCGCATCAAACGGCTGAAAACATATATCAGCAAGGAGACAACCGCATGAACAGATACAACGAAGAAGACGACCCTATCTTCAGCGCCGATGCTGTACTAGGCACGATCATGTCAATACTCTCCACCATCGGAGTCTTCTGCGCTTTTGTAGCAGCATGCTTCTTCTGGGGGTGGCTGTCGTGAAACTTCGCCAACGGCGCAAGCAGTTCTGGTGGACGTGGCACCACTGCACACGACAGTACCTCTGGTACTCAAAACTATACGGATATTTTGGCTGGGGTGTGGGC